CTCGGCTGCTCTATCTCTTTGATATTTATTATCTTCATAGACTTTATCTAGTCTTGTTATTTCTGCTTCTATCTCTGAATCTGAAGGTACAGACTCTCCATTCATCTTTTGCCAAGTTATATCTTTACCTCCTACTAAAGCAAATTCTGCCTTTGGACATAAAGATCTAATAGCATCATATTTAGCAGTCATTATGCTACTACCTCCATAAGAACTATTGAAGATGGTGAATTATCATCTTGAGCTTTGTATTCAGGACTATCACTTGCACTATGTCCTACCATTTCTACGTGGTAAGTTGTTGAACTTGTTGTTCCAGGACTGTCTAAATAAGTAAAAGGAATTGCCATCCTAGCCCATCTGTGGTCATTACCATCTGCTCTTATTCCGTAGTGAAATGTTGTATCGTGAGTATTCTGTATAGTAGTAGAATCTCTAACTAGTCTTAAACTACCGTAAGCAGAAGTAGTATTTCTATGAGTAGAGAAAGATTGTCTGACCATTACTAGAACTTTATTATTATTTGATCTTGGTGTAATTGAGGCAGTCACCCCAGTGTCAGTCCAAGTAGTTCCATTTATTTCTACAGCGGTTGTTGTTCCAGCAGATACAACTTGAATAACTCCATGATTCCCTAAAGCAGCAGTTGATATCACCTCTGCTTCTGCAATACCAACACCACCTGTAGCTAATCCTGTCAGCGTATTTGCTGATCCATTTAATACTAATGCCATTAGCTAATCACCCATCGTCCGTTTACAGTTACAGTGGCGTTTAAAGTTATAGGGCCAACACTGTGCGCCCCTTTAGTAGATGCTATGGTATAATCACTACCAATAGTTAAATCATTTTCATATATGACCCCACCAGCTACAGCACCTTGTACATCAGCCCATTCAGGATCATTAGCACCTATCTTAAGGAACTGACCAGCTGTTCCTTTAGCTAATCTTTGATCAGCACTAGCACCTCTATAGATAATATCTCCACGAGTTGTAGTAGGTGTTGATGAGGCAGTTTCCCATGTAGGATCAGCTCCATTATTACTTCTTAAGAACTTACCATCACTAGACCCATCACCATGAGGTAGCTTAGTAAGGTCTACAGCTTGATCTGCTATTTTACCAGTTGAAACTGCAAGGTTCTGTATTTTAACTTCTGATACTGTATTATCTCCTGGTGTAGGAATACTAACAGCAGAACCTATTTGTACTATGAATATACTAGAACCAACTCCAGGGGCAGTGGCAAATTTAATATTATTACCATCTGCCATTACAAAGCCTTCATCACTACCACTAATTGTAGTACCAGTATTAGCTTTCTGTATTACACCATTTATACTAACTAGCAGTTGAGCAGCATTAGTTACATTAGCTGCACTGCCTGAGTTACTACCTTCTCTTAAATCGAATGAGGTATTACTAAGAGTAGGTGCTCCACTTCCCCCATCAGGACAAAGGAATAGATATTTATAATCTCCAGTTGATGTAACTTCACCATAATTAGATCCATCATAGACCTTCATCTTATTGGCTGCAGTATCAAAGAATAAGTCTCCTTCTGCTAAAGCAGTTCCATCAGGTTGTTGTGTAGGAGTACTTCCAGCTACTTGATATCTTTGATTGAAATCATCGACTGCACTTTTAGCAGCAGTAACATCTGCAGGTGCTAAAGTTTCTCTATGGAAAGTATATGTATGTAATGTAGAAGTTGTTTCAACTAAGATACCCTTACCAGCTTCGATAGTATCGCTGTTAGCCATACCATTAATAGTAACGGTATTACCTGATCCAGCACCATTAGCAATTGTTGCTACTCCACTACCATTAGAAGTAAGATTACTAGCTAATGCTTTAACACTAACTATAGTACCTGCATTATCTTCAGGATCTGGGTTAGTAGCAGGGAAGCTAGTTTCATTAGCAATAGGTACAAAACCACCTACATCTGTTACTAATGCTGTAATTCTTTCATCGACAGCTTGAGCTGTAGGGAGTTGAGCATCAGTAGAACTTCCGCTAATCGTTGTGACAATGCTCTTGCCATCCAACAGGTTAAGTTCAGCAGTAGTTGAGGTAAGAGCTGTATCGCTCGCCAGAATAGAAGCAGTACCTGACTCCATACCAGCAAGCGTTGTGAGATTCGCATTTACAGGTTGTGATGTAGTCGAAGAGTATGAAGCTATATAAGCTTTAGTTGATTGTTGTGTAGGTACTTTAGTTGCTAAATCTGAAGAGAAATTATCTTCATCTATAACAAACTGCATATCAGCTGTGGTTGTATCACTGTTCATCACAGCTCCAGCAGCATTTACATTAGTAGCATCTGTTACATCAGCACTAGCTTCAATAGCATTTAGTTTAGTGTGATCTGCATCAGTAAATACATTACTATCAGAGGCTGCTTCAACAGCTGCTCTGATCTCAGCATTAGTTTGATCTGCTGTAGCACCATCTTCTACGTTTATCATTGTACGTAGAGCTGCAGGTGCTATCTCTTCTATAACACCAGCTCCAGATGAGTCTCTACCTAAGACTCTATCAGTTGCTGTAACGTTCTGTATCTTACCGTAAGTAACAGCATCGTTTGCAATAGCATTAGTGTCAACAGCATCATCTGCCAACTCACTAGCTGTAACAGCATTAGCTGCAATCTGTGTGGCTGTAATTGTATCATTGACAAGTTTACCACCTGTAATTGTAGTATTTGCTATATCTGCATCTACAATAGTACCATCGGTTATCATTGTAGAGGTTACTACACCTGAACTTCCTGTCGTTACTACGGTACCTGTTTCATTAGGTAAGGTAATAGTACGGTCAGCTGTAGGATCAGCAACAGTCAGCTTAGTTTCATAAGCATCATCAGTAGCACCTTCAAATAATATCTCAGCATCCTCACCCATTGTAAGGTCTCCAACCATGGTACCACCAAGGTTACTAAGATATCTAGCACTAATCTCTTGAGTAGAATATAAGTTCTGAGTAAAGTTATCATTCAGGTCTTCTGATTTAATAGAAGAACCTGCATAGAAGGTAGCTGTTAAAGCATCATCACTCGTTTCTCTATATATTTTGATTTTAACTCCATTTCCTGGAGCAGTATTAAATTGTAATGTTGTAGCGGTAGGAAGGGTGAAAGCTGTAGTGACAGTTGCATCTAACTGAGCTTTAATATCCGCTGCTTTTAAATATGGGAATGTAAAAGAGTAAGTGGTGGTGGAGCCATTACCCACGTATGAGTTTTGTGTAACAGCCATTGTTTGTTATTTAGCCATTTGTAATAAGGTTTCTGTTTCTTGTTGTGCTTTATCTCCTTCCCGTATAGCATCATCTATACGACCTTGACCTATATATTTATCCATTAATGCCTGTCTAGTGATAAGACTTAATAATCCAGGATTTTCATCAAGCATTCTCTGTTCAGCTACTGCTAATACTCTATCCCAAACTGCATCTATTTCATCATAAACTTCCATTAAGTGTTCTTTAAATTCAACTCTATCCCACTCCTGTTCTCGTCCAGAAGCACGGAAAGCTCTAACTTTACCTGCTAAATACTTATATTTAGGCTTCTTCATTATCTTTTCGATATCTTTCCAAGGTTGCTGTTCACCTATATACTTGTTTAGAATTTGTCTTTCTTCATTAGTCCATTCAATTTTACCAGTTGTATCCTTAGTAATCCTATTCATGCCTTCATAATTAATATCCCTCATCCATTTCTGGACTTTACCTTTAGGAGTATTATCAGGTTCAGGATAGAATTTAAACGGACTCCAAGCCATAAAGAAATCAGCAATCTTATTATCTAATCTACCTACTTCCTGCCCATCAAAAGGACTTATTTCATTAGGTAGACTCATACTAGCAAATGGTATTTGAGCTTGATAATAGTCTGAGAAATCATTATAAATATCTTTATATGCAGCATCTATTGATTTAGCAAATAGTTTTACACCACTAGGTACAATAGGTATAGATTTAGTAATCCATTGCTTCATAGCAGCTTCATTACCATTCATAGCATCAAATAGTTTATCAACATTACTGAAGAATGTAGCATCTCCTAAAGAAAGAGCCATAGTCATAGTTATCTTTCTAAACATATCTTCATATAATGGTTGCTCAATATCACGAGCATAATAAGCCATAGCTCCTACTAAATCTAGAATCGTTTCAATTCCAGGAATACCTTTATAACTCATTAAGATATCATTATCTTTACCAGGTATAGGTACTTTAATAGTTTGTGGTTTATATCCATAGTATTTCATTTCACGTTGTCTACGTGATGGATTGAAATGACCAGGACCATTTACACCACCAGCTAGTGCCCATTCCCATAAACCTCTAGTTATGAGACTTCCCATTATTAACCTACCTACATATTCAGATCGTTTAACTTTCCAAACTTGCCTCCAATGAGGTGTAGTAGTAGGATCAATATTATGTCTTATTAATGCTGCTTTTATTTGATCATCAGTTCTAGCCCATATAGTATCACCAAATTTAGTAGCACCAGGTATAGCTCCAATAGGAGTATATGATAATGTAACCTTCATTGAATTACTTACAGCCCGTGGGAATGTAAATAAATGTTTTAATGGAGGGAACTTATTAGTAACACTATTAATTGCTTTAGCAAGACCATCATCTATATTAAACTTAATTTCAGAAGCATCTGATTTAGCTGGACCATCTTTTAATATACCATTCTTATCGAACTTCTTAGCATAATTAACTTTCTCTGCTTGTTCTAAAGCTTCTTTACTGAAAACACCACCTTTTGTATTAGCAATATCTTCCCAAGCTTCTAATCTAGAAATCCAAGTAGCTGAATGTATATCTGTCATACCATCTACAAAGCTCATACCAGTCATACCAGTACGGAACCATTTCATTTGATATAACTCATGGAAAGTTTTAGCTAAATTATACTGAGCTAAGTGTCCTATATCACCATTAACTCTCCATACATCAGCAGCTTCTTCAAGTATCTTTTCACTTTCTTGTGCTTTTATAACAAAGTCAGCTCTTAGTGAATCTAAGTGTGAAGTAGGATCATTATGAACTTTCTTCATAACGTTCCAAGCATGTAGTAATGCTCGTCTATTTGTTTCCTTTACAGCTGAGTGATAGTAAAGTACTTTCTGGAATTCATCAAAGCTGCCATCAACAAAACCAAAGAAACCACTACCAAGTAATTGATTAATAGGTTTTTGTATTTGCATAGCTACGTTACCTTTCATAGCATTAAGAGGTGCTAATCCAGATAACATATTATTAAAGAATACTCCCCATAAACCCTTAGCCATATAATTCATCTGGCCTTTATCTGGACTTACAATGAGACCTCTAATATCAACTTTATTCTCAGCCCACTTCATGAGCTTAACCATTGTATCTACATCACCATTAGTATATTCAAAAATATGTATTAATGGTTTAATAGCAAGAGGGTTTTCTACAGCTAATTTTCTTAATTCTTTAGTAAATCTAACAGCTTTAGCATGTGCTCCATTCTCAATAGCTTTGAATTGATCAAGCATATGAGGTATTAAATCATCAGCTGGTACAAATCCAGGACCAGTAGCAGTAGCATCTTTAAGTTTTAACATAGCAGATCCTACTTTAGCATTTAAACTCCATTCTGTTAATAAGTATTGGAGTTTACCAAGTATAATATCTGTTTGTTCTATATCATTTACAAGTTCAGAACCAAAATCATTCATGGCTTGAGCTGTAGCTGCTATCTCTCTACCAGTAGTATCCATATACCTAGCAGATGCTCTAGCAACAGGACCGCCTATATACCTATCAAATAGTTCACGTATAGCCCATAAAGCAGCTCTTGCTTGTGGTTCTGTAGCAATTTTAACTACTGCATCATCTGCAAATTTAACAATAGAACGTTCGGAAAGGAATATTTTTTGAAGATCAGCTACGTTACCAGCTTCCATGATACTAATGAATATCTGTTCAGCAGCTTTATCCATAGCTTGACGAGAATATTTGATACCATTAGTAATGATTTCAAAATCTCCCATAGCTCTAGCTTGAGCTTCAATATCCATTATAGTAGTTCTGGATGGTGATTCCTTACCACTAACACGTAAACCTTTTCTTCTTGTATTTTCTGTAAGAAGTGGTGGAGGTACCCCATCAGAAGCTGCATCGCCATTTTTAATAGCAGTTGTTTCTGCCATATTACGTGCTGCACTACCTTCAGGAACACTATTAAATTTAGTTGTAGGTTCCCCTGGTACAGGTGTTATATCTGGATCAAACTCTGTGCTTTCAGGATTTCTTACTTTTTCAGCTCCTGCAGCATCTGATTGTATAGCTTTACTATCTTCTGTATTCTCTACAAATTTATCAAACCTTTTATTTTCTGCTAATTGATCTACTAATCTTTTACGTTCTTCTTTAAGTATCCTGATATCCTTACTATTAGGTTTAGTTTTTATAATTTGATCTATTTCTGCTATTCTTATATTAATTTGATTATCAGCAGATCTAGCTATTTCTAAAGCTTTATATTTTTTAGCTTGTTTATCTAATGGCTTGAACCATTCTAGTTTAGGTTTACCTCTACTAAAGACAAATCCTAATGCATTACCTAGTATAGAGAAAGGTGCTGCTTCAAGCATATGTATTAGTTTTCTATTCCCTGGAGACATATGATCTTGTGTCACCAATGCTTGTGGAAGAGGTGTCCTACCATTTGGTCCGAATTGACCAGGAGCTGCTTCAACTAATGTTTTAGTTATACTTTCATCATCAGTTTGCATATCACTTAATCCAGTGACTGCTACATCAACTCCTAGTAAGGCTCCTCCTTGGACAATCATCCTTTGACCTCTTGTGGCATTTAAGACAGCCCCAGAGCCAATCATAGAAGGTATAACAATATTACCGAATTGTCTCCACTTCTGCATAGCTGGATCATTGAATCTTGTTGTCCGATCCCACCAGTCATCTACTGCACCAAGAGTAGGATGTAGGTTTCCAAGTACATCACCTGCAAAATCTATAGCACCTAATCCTACTGCTGATGCTATACCACTTGGATTACCGATGGTAGCTTTTTGATTTCTCCAATTAGCTCCAACATGTTGTAAGAAGTTAGCATCATTATACTCCTGTGGAGTCATGTTATAGTATTTTCTATACCAAGCTGCTCTTTTTGCTTCTTTCATCTCACCATCTGGGAGATTCTTCCATTCTTTTAATTCAGAGAATTGATCAGATCCACTTGTTTGTTGTTCTGCCTGTTCTTTTTGGGTAATAGGAGTTAGATCACCTTCTTTTTCTTCAACAGGTTGCTGGAATCTAGGATTGTATTCTTCTTTTTTATCTTGTAAAACTTCTTTTTCTCTTTCACTATTAATACGATCAAGTTCTAAAAGAGCTTCTTCGTTCCTATCTTCAGCATTGTTATCTTTTATATCCATTAGTCTATATACCTCCATATTGGACTTCCACCAGCCTTTTCAGGCGGCGCATAATAAAATCCATAGTCACGACCCTTTTCCATCATCCAAGCCATTTGAGTAGGGGATTTTACATCAAGTAAATCATGATAATAATCTGGTGAATTAGTAACATTAGTACTATCAAATCCATTTTTTATCATAAAAGAAAAATTCTCTGCAGCTTTAGGTGATTTAAATTTTGGTTTAGGAGAACCATCTGAATTATATGGACTCAATTTACCACCTGGTTTATGAAGTGGTGAGCCAGCAGTTCTTTCTGAAGAATATGTATAACCATCAGAACCTGTAGTTGTAGTATTATTCACTGCATTATCTACACTAGCACGTTTGTTATGACTGAACTTCTTATCATCTGATCCTTTAGGTCTTGTACCTTCAGCTTCAGTAATTAATGTATTCCAGAAACCTGTAACTGTTCTAACATTTTCAATATGTTTTTTTAAACTTACATCATATGCTGTATCTTTTTTAACAGCAGATTTAAAATCTTGAGGGACTACTAATTTAGTTTTTAAACCTAATTTATCTATATGATGTTGATAGAATTCTTGAGTAGTTAAACCATTTATATTACGTGTAAAAGGTAATGGTACAAAAGATTTACCAGCAGCTATTTGTCTAGCAACATGTTCAATATGTTCTTTAGAAACTACACCATCTGATTTAGCAGCTTCTACTTCACCAAGATCTTTAATACGTTCTTGATATTCACTATTACTAATTGAATATTTAGTAGAATCTTTCCAAGACACACCTCCAGGTAAGAATTTAGCGAATTCAGCTGGTGCTTTACCTTTCTGATCTCCAGAATCTAATATAGCAAAAGGACCGTTTTCATCTTCAATCTGTTGTTTTAACCATATATCAGTAGCATTTATAGCATCTGCTGATCCTGGAGCATACCTAGCATCTTTACCAGTTGTAAACGATTCATATTTTTCCCACCATAAGATATCCGCATGTAAAATTGCTGAGTCTAAAGTTTCAGGTTTTGCACCTGTAGTAGTAGATTCAAATTTTAAACGTCTAGATAGTATATCTTCATGCTTTCCAGTCAACTGTTTACTACTAAAACCAGAAGCTTTTAAAGGTTGTAATAAAGGTAAGTATTTCTCATTCCATGCTTTACGTGCTTCTCCTGTTAATTGAGAAGCATTACGCATATTTAATAGGAATTCATGGTCACCATTTTTTTTAGCTTCTAACAGTTGTTTTAACTGTAGTTTAGTATTCCAACTAGATCTACTACCTTGATTTAATAACTTTAGATTAGTAACAGTAACAGAATCTTTACCGTGTTTAGTGGTCATCTCTGCTATTATATCAGAGAGATCTTCACCAGCATAAGTATCAAGAAGTGGTTTTACAACTGCTTCATTATCTAAACGATCAGCTTCTGCTTTAGCTGCTGTAGTTTGAGCCTTCCATTTGCCTTCCCAACTAGTTCTTTCATTTAAAACTTCTTCCTTGAGTTGAGGAAATTTCTGAAAAATAGTTTCTGGTTTACCATTTTTCATTACTTTATTAGGTTTACCAAAGTTATCATCATTTTTAGATCCATACCAAGGTGAATTACCTAAAGCTTCTAATTCTCTTCTAGTAAAGGTTTTAGATTGAGCTGCTCTGAGTAAAGTTTCTCTATAACCATCAGCCATAGTATGGAAAGATAAAGGATCTTTTTCATGTGGTCTGTAAGTCCATTGTATAGCAGCATTGAATAAGTTCTCTGGAGATTTATCAAAATTTAAGTTAGCAAATGCTGTATCTCTATTCTCTTTATTTAACCTTTGTACTTCAGCGTTAAGATAATTTTTACTTATTTGTTTAGCTTTTATATTCCAAGCTCTTTGAAAAGCAAGAACTGTTTGATGACTTTTCCACTCACCATTCTTATCTATAAGACCATATGCAGTGCCTAGAGATTTTAATCTTAATTCTAAGAACTGAGATATATTAGCTGCAGTAGGTGTTATATTTGCTCGTATTAAATAAGCAACAGCTTTAGCTTGTAGTAAATCAACACTATCTGTAAGAGCCATAGCACTACCGCCTATAGCTTTACCTGTATATAATTTAGGAGTACTTGATAATCTTAAGTTTGCTAAATAAGCACTAAGTCCTTTTACCTTTTCAGCGTCTGTTGCATCTTTTTTAAACTGATATCCAGATATTTTTTCCCAGACTTCTACGTCTAGAGCATTTACAGTATTATTATAATTAGATGAGCTTTCTTTTTGAAGCTTTTCCTCCAAACTCTTTTCCAGATAGGCAAGTCCTACTTTTCCAGCTGCTCCACCTATTGCTTGGAACATCTTTACAATAGGTTCTGCATTCTCCTTGATCATCCTGGCTTCATCTTTGCCTTTCTGACCTTCTTGCTGACCTCTTTTCTGTACAGCTCTTAATCTATTCTGATAGTAATCTGTTTTGAGTTGTTGAATATCTTCTTCAACACCAAATTCCATTCTATCAACATTCTCTTGACCAGCTATCTGCTGCTTAGAACGCTCTGTTTCTTGTGCTTTTGCTAACTTTAAGCTTTCGATAATTCTTGAATCTCGTTCTCTTAAAGCTTGTATGCCGAAGTCCCCTATATTTCTAGGGGATCCGACACCAGCTGCACCTCTACCATGTTTTTGGTATCCTATAGCCATATTTATACTCTAGTGAATGGTACATCAACCTTGCTATAATCTACACCATAGTACCCATTATCCATTTCAACTACAGCATCGTGACGCTGTTTAGCTAATAGGTCTTGTGCAAGTACACCTCGGTATCTATTTGATGTGCTTTCTCCAATGTAATTCCATTCGTAAATGTTCAAACCAGAAGGAGATATATCTACTTTTTTAATATTTTCTTTCAGTTCTGCATCAGATGCTATTAATGCTGGTAAAGCAGATCCTGCCATATTAGCAATACCACCTATAGTTGTAGCCCAACCTAAATCACTTGCTGCACTTAAGGATTGCATTGCACCTAAAATAGGGTGTGGTCCAAAGTCATATGCTTCTGGTGCTTGTGGGTAAATAAAGTCAGCTCTTGGTGTTGGGAGTGGTTCTAATGGTGCAGGTAATATACCTGGATCTAACATCTTAGTAGCGAAAGCAGCCATGTCAGCTGCTTCTTTATCTTTAGCTATTTCCTTTAAAACTGCTCTTGTATTTCTAGCTCCACTCATAACGGATTCAGATATCATAGCTTGTTTCCGTCCTTTATCTGCTAAGATTGTCTGAGCTATTTTACCTGCACTTCTTCCCTCAATACCTCTTGCACTTACCTGACCTTGATTAATCAATGTTTCAGTAAGTAGTTCATCATTTTGGAAAGCAGCTTCCATTTGTAATTCTTGGAATTTTTCAATTTCTGCTTGTCTAGCATCTTGAGCAGTTCTAGTATTTAAGTGGGTTTGGGCATCATATAATTCATTTGATTTCAAGAACTGAGCATTTAAAGATTGTTGCTCATGATCTCTAATCATTAAATCGTAATTATATCTATTCTGTGCTAACTGATCTTGGTATTGAGCTAATCGTTCTTCATTTGCAGCTTTGGTTTGTATCGACTGAGTAGTATATTCATGCTGTTGCCTGAGACGATCCTTGTTCATCTCCCATGCTTCTATGTCATAATAATACTGACGTTCAGTAGCATCATTAGCAGCGTTAGCAGCTTTTCTTGCTGCTTGAGCTTGAGCATTACCTGCAGAGACTTGACCACCAAGAGCAGCACCTCCTAATACTGCAGCAGCCATTGCACTACCTGTTAAGGTTGCTGCTGCACCAACACCCCATCCAGCTAAAGCTCCTGCAATAATTGGTAAGAAACCAAATATGTCAGGCATGTGGTAAGACAGCTGAAATAGATGTGATAATAAAGTTAAATCCATGTGTTATTTCCTTTGATAAAATCTTGGTGAATAGTTTCCTTCCCACATCATAGAGTTTAAAGACACAGGGAATGGAGAGTCATTAAACAATCTAACTTGGAAGTTATTTGTTTTTTGATGTAAAGGTAAGGTGAATATTGACTGCTCAGTTATACCAATATCATTAGCTAAATATGTATCAGCTTGTTGGGTAGGACTAAGGTTATACCATTCATCCAAGTAAATTAATATATCATCTGCACTATATATTTTAACTCTAACACCATTTGCTACAGCTGTGGGATTACCATCACCACCTATAAAGATAACATTCTTACCAGTGATAACAAAATCTGTACCTTCTACACCCTGTACATATACATTAGTACCAACACCAGTCTCAAGTAAGACTCTTATTTTAGTAGGATCTGTTCTATCAAATGTCCAAGGGAATGTAGTTTGACTACTAGAAGCAGTTATAGTTTGTATAGGTAAAGTGGTTATTCTTATAGTTGTATCATCAACAAAAGTAAAACCTGTCTCTTCTATATTATTTATTTTTAATTTAACTTGATCTCTATCTACATAGGATAAATCATCATTAACAAATGGGAAGTCTCCAGGCTGTGCAACTGTTAAGTCATAACCTGTATATGATCTTTTCCCTTGTCTGACACCAGTAGATTTAACTTTGAAACCCATAACTCCTGAAAGACCAACAGCAAATTTCATCCTAGCTATTGTTAAAGAAGCTGAGTAATCAGTTAAGGTTTGAGCATCATCTTGTCTAAAATATGTCTTAGGTAATGTTACATCGAAATCATATTTCCATCCAACAATTACATCGCTAGCTATTCCAGATAGATCTTTCTTAGGTACTTCAAAATAAGCACCTCCTCCATCTGATTTAGCTGTAGGTGTAGTAGTAAAACCAGAGTCAATAAATTGTCCTGTAGCTGTAGTACCTTTAATAACAATAACTGGTGTTAGTGTAGTGATATTATCCCATGGTATATAGCATTTAGATACAAGGTTAGTAGAGTCATATGAGACTGAACTGGCTGCTGCATATAAATCCATACAGGGATTAATTTTCTGACCATCATTATTAACGATAATAGCGTCTTCTGGACTTTGACTTAAACTTGCTTTACTTAATGTAAATTGAGTACCTTGTTTTGTAACGGCATACATATCATCTGAGTCTACAGAGATAGCCTGGACAGTACCAGATAATTGCCAGTTAAACCAAGCTTGTAATTCTTCTCCACTCGTTCTGTAAAAATATATTTTATTGGAACTCTGATCAGACATTGCTAGGAATTGGTTCTGAGCTGATGCAATTAACGTATCAATTGAATCTGGTACCCACTCATTTACAATCTTTCCAATGTCAGCTACTTCAGGGTTTTCATCTTGACCACGTGTGGCCATGCCAAAGACACGAGTATAGCTTGGTGTTTTACTTATAAAATTAATATGTGTTCCTATATCAACAGGGTTAACTTGTGTATCTACTTCATAGTTTGAGATAGCTCTGATAGTCGTTGTGGTTGGTGTCAAAACTCCATCATCAGATGACATTAAGAATTGTTGACTCTTACTAAATAGGATTAAACCCTGTGTAGTAGGAATAACAGAATGTAATGCGGCTGGTCGAATTGTTGAACACCTTAAATCAATTGGATCTGAATCAGTAACTACTTTTGCAGAAGTAAAGTATAAGTTAAATCTTTCACCAGATTGGCTCATGGATACTTTATCATCAGATAAAAATCCTAATCTGTTGCTGTGGAAAAAGCTTTGTTCTATTTTATTCCCTACAAAGCTAGGGTGTGTATTAGTTACATCATCACCAACTGTTCTTGCAGTCCAAGTAGCTTGTCTAAATGTAAAAGCATTGGTGCCTGTATTAACTAATTCATGTGGCATTGTTGATGCATCTAAGCCTGGGGACTTGCTAGGATCTAATCCTTCTGGCCAAGAACCAGGTCCAGATGTACCATCAGATGCTGAGAATTTAACAAAATATGAATCTTCAGCAGCTTGAGTATTTATAATTTTAACTATATGTCCATTGAAACTTTCTACTGGTAATTGAGCTACATTATCTACTTCATCTTGGAATACAGTAAGTTTAGTATTATCTGGACCACCTTCTGCTGTAATAGTTATAGCAGTTGCTTTAGTAACATGTACTGTAGTTGAATATTTTGTAGCAGTTAATCCAGATATAGCATCAATTTGTGTTTGGAAATAACTTAATACTTCATTATATCCATCACCACTTAAGGCTGTATATGTTTTAGTAGTACCATCTATAACTACTTTATAAACTTCACCTGTTACTACTGCTCCACTAATTACTATAGTAGCTTGTTTCTTAGCTACAAAAGCAGGATCATTTTGTTTAGCAACAGTGATTAAATTATTTGTTATTATAGATCTATCTTGTAAATTTAATACATGATAATTTGTACGTGCTCCTGTCAGGTAATCATAGTCTGAACTATTTTCAGTTACAGTACAAGCTGCACCTGTAGAAACATTCCATATAGCAATAGTACCATGAGGACCACCGCCTGGTTTAGGAGTAATACATCCTATGTATTTATTTGTAGTATCTCTATCTATATAAAACCAATGTGATGAATCATATGTAGTACCACTACCTAGATTAGCAATCCATTTAAATCCTGGTCTTTTAGTTAATCCAAATGTTGGATCAGGGTAACCATTAAGACACTCTCGGACTTGACCTGGAAGTTTTTTATCATCAGATTGTCTAGATACTCCACCTAAATAATTATCAATTCTTTGAGTTACAGCTGGCATTATCTTTGAAGTGCTTGGAAAGGTTGATAGCTTTGGTAGTAATTTTGCTGACCTTGTGGGTGTCCAAAGAAAGTGTACTGACCTTGTTGTGTTTCGTATTCTAAAGCAGTAGCTCTAGCTAAAGCTTCTTGTTGTTGTAACATTTGGTATTGAGTAACATCACCTATTATCCTTTGAGATACAAGTGTAGCTGCTCTAGATGTAATGTAATTCTGTATAGGTTCGGGTAGATCTACCCAATCAAATTCCCATATTATATCACATTCTACTTCATCTCCTGATATTTCTGATAGATCATATGTATGATGTTGTCTATCATATAACTTACCAGATCGTCTAATACAATCAAATTCTGCATTAGCACTATTTTCAGTAAGTTTAATTTGTATCATATTACTAGGAATCTCTATCTCATTAGATGCATTCCTGGATACTTTATAATGATATTCGGTATTAAAAGTCCAGCCTTCCGCCTGTATCTCCTTAGATACCTGTAACAATGTATCGTATGCAATCGCAACGTCAGGGTTGGTTTGATCGAGAGTGGTTACAGGTGCCTGACCACATGACGACAGTATTTGGTTTATGGCTGGTAATTCTGCGGTGGCGTTAGTGGTTGGAAAAGGCATAATTATTATTAAGAAAAAAGGGGAACCGAAGTCCCCCATATATAAAAGCTATTAAGAAGCGTTAGCTGGATATGTAGATCCAAATGCGGCTGGCTTAGTAGTTGTACCTGCGAATAGTTCAACGCAAGCAGCAGGATTTAGGAAGTCGGCTCCCATTGCGAGACGTCCGAGAATGACATCTCCCTGGTAAATTACCGATACATCTCCTGAAGTTACTTGAACTTGAGGTCCGATTGCTTCAACAACACCTGCAGCTTCTTTCTGGAATATTAGTCCACAGCTGTTAGCGAAGTTTGAAGCTTGTCCGTATTCACCGTTGATACCTGTAACTGAGTTACGTCCATCTTCGATTCCTACGTCTACAAATGACCCTGTATTACCAGGATTAACTGTATTAGTATCTACAGTATTATCATTACCAGATGCTGGTATGTACTTAGTACCGTACTTACTTAGGAATGGTACGTTCATTGACTTGAAGATCTTGATACCTGCAATCTCAATGATTCCTTCACCGCTCTGTAAGGCTGTACCTTGAGCATCACGGTTAATTAGGTTGTTACCATTTACGTCTTTAATCAAAGCATAGTACTGCCTTGGGTTCAAGACTGCAACACGACCATCATTACTGATTCCCTTTTCATCTAAAGCTGCTGCCGCATCATAGAAGGCGGTCACGAGATTAGCTGAGACTAGAGAATCGTTTGCATCAGAACCAGCTCCAACTTGGATCTGTGTTCCACCTGGTTCTACGAAGTTAGCCTTCGTGATAGGTGATGCAATACGAGCACCTTTAGAAATTGCTCTAAAGATTAAACGGTCATATTTTTCTGCGAGTGCGTAGCCGATTTTTTTACTTATCTCGCCACGTAGCTCGTAATGTGCAAGTGTCTCATCTAACTCATAGACAAAAGCACTTGATACGAGAAGATCATCAACTGTGATAGTCTTCTCTGCTACTGGAGGAGCACCGTCAGTGTTACCTAAGATAGCGTTTCCTGGAGTATGATACTCAGCTGTGGTGCGACCTGTGTAAATGAACTGTAAAGATTTACCGTTCCTTAAGGTACGCTTCATAACTAGATCCCTTGCAATAGCATTGCGTTGGAATCCTTTGAACATCTCTCCACTAAACAGCTTCAGGTAAAGGGCACGGGCGTCGCCAGTACTATTCGATTGACCTGGCCTCGTCAAGGAGGTTGTTAGGTCAGAACTCTGATGAGCCATTGTTTAATGTAAAATAAAGGTTTATATAATTTCTTCAGCTGAAAATTTTTGCGCTATGTTTTATCCGTTGTGGTCTTTCCCACCGTCTAGACGGCTAAGGGTATCCGACGTATCGGGCCAAAGCCAATTAGTCAGAGATCCGACACTGAGGTGTCTCTGACCGATGGTAGTTAATATGCATTGTTTCTACCATGATGAAAAAGGATAGCAATCCAAAGACTACTATCCATAATTCATTAAGCTGTAAGTGCTTCTTCAAGAGATTGATACTCTTCATCTACACCAGGAGGCTGCTTGTCACTTGGTAAAGTGTCAGGATGCTCTTCTGGTTTATTATGATGAGCTTCGGGTGAAAAAGATGTTATAGAAGCTCTTAGCTTGGATGTTTGGTGTGCCAAATTACTTTACTGTCTTAGTGTACTTAACACCACGATACTTTAGTTTTACTGTCATGAGTAATTCCTAATGTACCAAGACCCCGTTCCATGCCTTGGTTGTCATGCGTCCATGATTAAAATGGATGAACGGACGTAGTGTTTAGTATGTTTTTTTCTTTGTTCCCTTTTTAGGTGGGCGACCTTTCTTTGTACCGTAAGTACCTTTACCCGAGGGCATATTCTTTCTCCGTTGTAGAGGCTAAATCTAGTGGAAAGTTATGAGCATTACGCTCATGCATTACTTCCATTCCGAGGTTTGCACGGTTTAGGACATCTGCCCAAGTGGGGACCACTCTACCGCTAGAGTCAACGACTGACTGATTGAAGTTAAAGCCGTTAAGATTAAAAGCCATAGTGGAGATTCCCATAGAGGTAAGCCATATGCAAACGACGGGCCAAGTAGCCAGGAAGAAGTGTAGACTACGGCTATTATTAAAGCTAGCGTACTGGAATATGAGTCTCCCAAAGTAGCCATGAGCCGCAACGATGTTATACGTCTCTTCCTTTTGGCCGAATTTATATCCATAGTTCTGAGAATCAAGCTCAGTCGTTTCTCTAATGAGTGAGGAAGTGACAAGACTTCCATGCATAGCAGCGAATAATGCTCCACCGAACACCCCAGCAACGCCAAGCATGTGGAATGGATGCATAAGAATATT